AACTGATCCGATAGCATTAGCCACATCAGTTTCATGATCAAGGTTTACAGACTGACCAACCAGTAATGGCATTGACTCTTTGAGGATCTGTTCTGGAAATTCAGTAGGATTATACTTCTTTGCTACAACAGCAGCCGAAAGCATTCTGAACATTGGCTCAATAAAGTCTGTGTCCTTTGGTTTCAGCATGTCTGGAGTTACATTTGGCATAAATTGATTCACATTCAAAGTACCTCCCCACATACCGAACCTCTCTAATGACTTCTTTGGATCATCACTGAAATTACCTGTTCCCTTGTAGAAGTTTTCAGAAAGAGAGTGAGCATCAATAACTACTTTTGGTACATCTGATACCATTAAGCTATGAGCTGCACTTAACACCATTACATCGGTGTTTTGTTTTTCAATAGGTGGCATAATTTATCTCGGTTTACTATCTTGATCACCTCTTCTTGGGTTTGGGTTATTTTTGTCCCTGCCCTTACGATCTGACCTTTCTTTATCGTCTTTTCTATCCTTTTTCTTCTTACCAGTATCTGTATCACCAGTACCGGATGAATCATCTGAATCTACTGGTGTACGGGGTTCTGGTAGATCAGGAGCTTCATACCCCATATCACGTGCAAATTGATCCTGGCTTATGATACCCTGATTGTAAAGTGTTATATTTACACGAGCCCTATATTCCCTTGCTTGCTGTAACTTAATGTCATCAGAAACTGTTGAAGTTCCAAATTGAATTGTTATTCCCTTGTTATTAAATCCAGCCAGACGCAGTTCTAGAGAATAAAAGAATTCCAATACAAATATTACAAGTGTTTGGATATTCTTTAACTGGGATATCATCTTTGACAGCTGTATACCAGCCCCTCCTTCTGTTCCAGCTTGAGATGCTGATACTCCTATGATAGAACCATTTACCCCCAACCCATTAGCAACAGACTGCTGGTTCATATTCCACGGGAGATTTATGTTCTGCATAGAAGCTGATGTTGACTTCAGGTCGAATTCATGATCATCAATATAACCAACTACAACTCCATCTGACATACCACTAACTATGTTAGTCTTCATCTTACGGAGTGTACTGTTTAGACGACCTTGATAAGCTTTTTCACTTTCACCAGCAGTACGAGGAGGTTTAGCCATCTTTGCCTCTAAGAATCCAACCATACCCATGATCTCCATGATATGTTTGAAATTCT